TATCCATTTCATCAGAGCCTCTTGTTAACCCAGAGTTCAGCGACAGCGTCCGTCATGGCTTTTTCGGAATAGAGCCGAACGAGCTTAGCGACCTCTCCGGCAATCCACCCTTCGGTGACATCCTCATTTTGGCTATCGACCACCTGCTGGGTGTTTTCAATGAGGGCCTGGATGGAGTCTATGCCGGATTGAAGGTAGTCAGCCCTTTGTTGGAAGGCTTGGATTACGAGAACGGTGTCCATTTCTACATGATCTCCATAAGGGCTCTGGCACCAGCAAAGATTGCTTCTCGCTGTTCATGCCATTCCTGCTTACGCATCATTCGATGAATCCATAAATGGTAGCCTTGTGATGGACAAATCAGGAGGTTTTCGGGGCGGTTATCACAGCGACTTTCATTGATATGATGGACAATCGCGCCCTTTGGTAGCGGCCCCCCAAACATTTTCTCTGCGATCAGAATATGCTCAAGCTGCTTTGTTCTAGGCCCTGTGGTCAGCATCCAATAGCCCTGTGTAGTCATACCGCCAGTGCCATGTGCATTTCTTACATTATGTTCACGGCCATACCGCCGGATTCTTTGCCGCAGAATCTTGTCATAAGTTCCAGCTTCACCGATCAAAATTTTTGTAGGCTCACCATGGCGCCATTGGCGTTTGTAGTGCTTTCCGCAAAGTCCTTTGTGTTTGGCTGGAGTTTCGCAGCCATCTACTCCACAGGTCATTCGTCTGCTTTCATGCTTTCAGAGTGGCGCATCAATTTCCATGGACTTTCCACCGTGTAAACGCTGCCAAGAAAACCCAATCCTTTGGGCATTTCCGGAAATAAACTATGGTGGAGCAACATTGTATCTTCTATACAATTTTTAGGCTTTAACCCCATCTTAAGAATATATTGGAGGTCAAAGAGTCCGTTCTGAAAAATCTTTCTCTTTTCAGACTCTAGCAGAGAATTAACTAGCTTCCAAGCCTGAACCTCCATTTCTGGAGTCTGCCAATAGTGGCTCTGGCCCCGCTCCTGCCCCCAAAACGGAATAACAATCGCGTCAGCTCGCGATCTTGCGAAACCAATCATGGTGATTTGTCGGGCACAAGTTTCGATATCAACGGCGTAGTGGGTGGCCGGGCGCTGGGCCCATTCAGCGATCTGCGCTAGGTCTGGGTTTACGATTACGTAACGTTCGGGGCGGCGAATTTCGGGAAAGCCACTGTCCCGGTGGGCTTTCATCAGGTCTGCCAGGACAATCGGCCTGTAGGCCCAATTTCGAAGGACGGCAGACGGATGGTAAGTTGGCAGGACTTTCAGGTTCGGGACGAGGCTCGACATCGTGAACGAGCCCCGAATAGAACTTATGCGCCCACTTCCAAGCAAAGCCCAACATGCGGTGTTCCCCAAAGCTATGACAAGGTTCCTCGGATGCGCGACCAACTCCTCTCGAAGTCTATCCACTTCGCCAAGGAACTCCGGCCGGAGGTATTTGCCCTGGCGGAGCGGGGCGTGGACGTAGGCTTTACCGCCGACTTCAGTCTTGGAAGCGGATATTGCGTCGAGATCGTTGTTCGGAGGGCGCAGGGCGAGGACATTGGTCAGAAGGCACTGGCCTCTGGTCAGCCCGGATTCTTTCAACAGGCGGGTTAGTTCCTGGCCTGCGGCGCCGACAAAAGGGGAGCCGGTGAGTTCTTCCTGGGCTCCCCAAGCCTCCCCGACCAGGACAACCTTGGCGTCTCGGGGGCCGGAGGTGTGCTTGAACGGGGCGGCTGGCTGGTGGGTCACCGGTAGATTTTCTCAATGTCACTAAGGATCAAAAACAGGTCATGGCTCTTGGTCTGATAGCCCGAGCCTTCTGCCTCTATTAAAGCAGACTCACCAATGGCCTTAGCGACAGTAGCCATACGAAAAGTCAGATACCATATTGATACCTTCTTGGCAGATTCCGCTTCCAACCGATCTGCGATATCCCGCAGAGTGTTGATCATCTCCTGGTCGTCCATTATTCCCGCCCTTTCTGCGCTGCGAAGATTTCCCCCGCCACAGCGGCATAAGAAGCTTCGTCTAGGAAGTGATCCCAAATCAAGGCGCCCTGGTTGGCACGGGTCATCTTTAGTAAAACCATCATCTGAGCAACGTCCAAGGCACTAATTTCCGCATCTCGCCCAGCTTTGCGACTGCTAAGGTAAACTTCCCAGAAGGCTGCGATGAAGCCAAAGCTCTGGGCTTTGGGTCCATGGGTGGTAGCTCGGGATCCCGCTACTATCTCCGCGCCCTCCAGTAGAAGGCTTTGGGCGGTGCGAGTGGGCAACGGGTCTCCGGCCTCAACAGAGGTCCATTCGGCAAGTTGGTCTAGGGTCTGCCAGTCGTCCCCTGCGGGAGGCCGAATGCCCATCGCGGCTTGGTCTTCGGCTAGGGCATCATCGGTCGAGGTCGTAACTCCCCCAATAAACATCTCCGATCCGTCAGGAAAGGTAACTCGGTCGCCAACCTTAAAGGTCACATTTGCAGACTCTGTCACCAAGGCATAGTCCTCTGGGGGGATTAGGTTGGAGTCATGATCCTCAAGTCTGCCAATCTTGGCTACTGTTTCTTCGCGCCATTTACGCCAGGCCTTCCGATCTGTGAAATAGAGACTCCGCTTGGGCTTTTTCATTCACTTAGTCCGCTCGGTTAGGGCCACGGTCATAACGCCCCCGGCCGCACTCACCCGGCAGCTTAGGCCCCGGTAGTGCGCCAATGGCACCCAGACCTCGCTCTGGTCGGTTGGGAGATAGACGAAGTTTTTGGCGACCTCATAGGCCACGTGGAAGTGCTTGGGGTCGGGGGAAAGAAGCCTGATCTCTTTTAACACACTGGGTCCTTTCGAAAGTTGACGGGGGCTTGTCCACCCCCGCCTAGCGTCAGCCCTTAGCCCTGGCCCGAAACCTGATCAACGTCATTGAAGGGTTCGTCGGGGTTCTTCGGATTGCTCCGCTGCGTTACCGCCATGAGGACCTGGGCCCCCACGGTCTCCGGCACGCACTCGCCAAGGGTCCGGCCGTCGGTCGAAATCCCGCAGCTAACAAGGAACTTCTTCAGACGGAAGGTCGCGGCGTCGGAGATGTAGAAGGTCGTGCGGAGTTGCTTCCGCGAGAGATCGATGCCTTTGATCTCATCCGCGTCCACGTCCTCACCAGCGCTCTGGACCGAGAAGGTGAACTGGACGTAGGGGGTCTGCTTTTGGCTTGAGTGTCCGTAGGTATGGGTCAGCACTGTGCCGTGATAGGTGCCTTCGGGAAGGGGCTTCGGGGCCTTGACTTCATCGAGGGGCGCAGAGAGTAGCGAGCTAAAGTCAACCATAGTTGGGTCCTTAAAGGGGCCTTTTGGGCCGGTTGAGTCAGGGAAATCCTGATCTCAGAGGAGGGGTCTGGCGACCCCTGCCCAGAAGTCAGGCCGAAAAGTCATTCCTGGGCTTGAGATAGGAATTTTGGAGTTCCTGGACCCTAATAGCGGCCTTGGCAATGCGTTGGCCCTCCTGCTTCATCGGCCCGGTCTTGGGGTCGTAGCAGAGCTTGGTCAGGGTCCGAGCCACTTCGAGGAGCAGGGCTCTTTCTTCTTCGGTCATGACCAAAACCCTCCCATCCAAAGCGCCCAGCCGAGAACGATATAAATGAGGGCTGTCAGCATCGATGAATAGCGATACGGCGGCGCCGCAATCATCAACAGCACAGTCACTACAAGGAAGACCAAAACCGACCATTGAGGCCAAAACCAATGCACAGTGTTCACTTTCGTTTCACCATTGTTCCGTTGCAGCTACCGCAGATTACCCGATTGAAGTCATCCCGCAGGCGGGGGACCTGAATAGCGGTCTGGGGGCACTTTGTATTTGGGCAATCATACCAATCTTTGGGCGTGGCGATGGCTAGGTCCTTGCCGTCTTCGGTCACGCCCACCTTAACCCCTTACGGCTTCGAAATACTCGGCTAAGCCCGTTGCCAATTCGTAACTATCTTTGACCTTCAGCGGCGCTGAACTCTTGAGCGAAACGATCCCCTGGCTTTTCGTGAAGATCTTGTGTTTCGTTGCCGACCCAGTTCCAACAGTCTTCGCCATAAGAACGGTGTTAAAGTAGCGAGGGATTTTCGGACTAAGCGCTTTGCCAAGCGCAGCCGGATAACCGGTCTGGGGGCGATTATCCCCGGCCACAAGACCCGTGCCTTGATCGTCAACGTATGTGACATGAGCAATAACGATGACATTGCAACTTACCGCCTGGTCAAAGAGAAGCTGGAGAAGGCTTTCGACGTAGCTCTGGCTTGCCCCCATGTCCCGGCGCCACTCATTGCCCTCCTCCACAGCCGCCAGTCTGCCGTTCAGGGCCCGGTGGTGATTATAGGCGGCCTTGGCGGCGGTGGAGAGGGAGTCAATCACCAAGATGTCCTTTGGCCCCCAGCTTGTCACTGGGCCCAGACTGGTCTCCCCGTCCTTCCACTCCGTTAGCATCTTGGTCATCTCGGTCCAGACGGTGGCTTTGACGGGGGATAGCTTCCCCGCGATGGCCCGCATGGGCTCGGTCAGGGTTTTGAAATGGACCCTCGCAGCGGCGTCCTCTCCGTAAGGCCCTCCGCTTGTCGTTAGGAGATTTTTAAGAATATCCAGCCCGTTATCGAGGTCCAGGATACGAAGGTTATATCCGGCTTTAGCGAGACTGGCCAAGGCTCCGGTTTTGCCTGAACCTGAATCTCCCACGAGGAGTAGCTTGGTGGTGTCTGAACTATGGTGATCTGAGAGGAGCACAATTCTGGGTCTTTCTGTCAGAGGGATAATTTTTGCGTTTGGGCAATCCAAGGTAGAACTTCAGGCCCCGTTCAATACAGGACTTGTCGCAGTCGTAACGGTCAGCTAGGCGCATGATGGAAAAGCCTTCCTCGCGGCGGAGCCTGTTGAGTTCCAGGCAAACCTCATGGGAGAACTTTCGCTTGTGGTTGCCCCGGCCGACTCCGGTGGATTAGAGCAAATCTGGCGAAACTCACATCCTCCGTAATTGCCGCATGATTTTTCATTCTGCGGCCAAAATGAGTTTCTGGCGTATTCCTCAGCCTGACGCAACAGCACTGCCACACCTTGGAACCATTCCGCAAGCTGCCCATCCGTCCGCTGAATCGCTCCACGCATGAAGCGACTGAACGTCACCGCGATCTGAGCCCCATCGACGATGATGCCTTTGATCGGGAGGTTGTAGACCACCTGACCAGCAAAGGCATAGGTGCTCATCTGATTGTCCGGGGTGAACTTGGAAAAAAAGTTCTCGTCTATGGGGCTCTTGCTGGTCTTCCGATCAACGATATAGGTCTCGCCGCCCATCTCGGCGACGCGATCAAGGTGCCCGCAGAGCCAGAAAGCTTCGCCGGTCCCTGCCAGGATCTCGGTCTGAAGGCGAAAGCTCAACTCTACCGCTGGCTTTCCGTTAGATAAAATAACGGTCTGGAGCGGGTCGTCAGCGAATTGCTCCAGATACCAGACCACGGAACGCACGAGAGTAAAGCGATTCTTATTTGGGTCATCGCTGGTCCAAGGTCTTCCACGGTCCCGGTCCCAAGTAACGCACAGGGCGCGCTCCGTGGCCGCGAGTAAAGCTGAGTCATGGGACTCACCTCGGGCTTTTGCATGATCGTAAGCTTCCAAAGAGGAGTGGTAGTGCAGACCAAAGGTCAGGTGGACGCTCTGGGCCCGGGAGGCTTTGCCCCGGACGATGCTGAGCTGGTATTTTCTGGGGCATTCCTTGAGAGCCCCGAGCGAGGTGCTGTCGAAAGCAATCTGCAAGTTCGGCAGAATCTCACTAAAAGAACTATTCCCCGCGCTCATACCAACCCCAGGTCTTCCAGCGTCGGGGCGACCTTGGCCTTGGGGAGCTTCGCGGGGGCCTTCTTCCCCTCGCCCTGGGCCTTCTGCCAGCGCTCACGCTGAAGGCGTAGCCCGACAACGACCTTCTCAATGTCCTGTTTGGTGAACTCAAAGGGGTCCCTTGAGAAAAGTTCCTCCAAGGAGTCCGGGCTCGCCTCTAGCAGGGCCTTGGCGGCGGCGTTGGGGTCGCTGGGATCAACGGGCTCAGGCATACTTAAAGTCCTTCAAGGCTTGGCGGATTGCTGGGGCACTTGGGCAGTTGCAGTTGTGAACCCCACAAGATTTCTCGACGAGAAATTTAAGAGCCAAAAGTTCCTCCAAGCACATTTCCAAATGTTGGATGTGGAGTCGGAGTCCTGGGGTCAGGTCTTCAAAATCTAGTTCTTTCGCTCTTAGCCTCTTTATCGTGGCCAGGTGCGGCGCGATTGGGTCGTTGTGCGGGGAGGTCATGGGGCAAACAACCGACGCATGAACCGTGACATGATCCCACGCTCTGACTCTGGTTTCGCGTAGATCTTGGCATAGAACCGACGTTCGGCCTCATCTAAAGACATAGTCTCTCCGTCATAGACAACCTCGTAAACAGTCGGGAGAACCACCGTGCCAGTCAGTATCTTGGTTCCGTCTGACAGCGTTATGGAGCCGGGATTAAGCTCATAGACTTTCGTGTGGTCGTAATTGCCCGCACAATAATCAGCCATACTTAGCTCATCCATGTTCCTGTCCCTCCCTCGCGATTGCAGCCCCGGTTGCGTCGCGGGTCATGGGCTTCGTCTCAACAACTTCCCGCCGCAGATAGGCGATGTTCCCCTTCATTAACGGGCAAACCCAACCCTGGGTTTCGTAAGGGCCGAGCAACTCACCGTAGGTCTTGCCTTCGATTAGCGGCACTTCCAGCCATTCGTATTGCATCTCAGTCCCTTTCACAGCTGCGGGTCCTTCGGTGTTAGCTTGATGCCAAAAGCTTCCTCCCAGATATCCGCAGGCGCCTCCTGTTGCTGCGGGTCCTTCGCTATGGCGGCAGAGACGACGGACCACGGCTTGCGCGGACACGTAGGCGACTGACACGTGAGGTTGGCGCCCGCAGGACAGACGCATCCCTGTGACTGAAGCGACGTGTGGCCGACAGCCATTTGCCCAGGAATGATTTCGACAGGGATGTGGTAGGTCCCGCTCCCCGAACACGTGTAGGGCGGATATTTGCATCGTCCGGTGCACATACAGCTCATGCCCCGCCCTCCTTCGCGCGGTCGGCGTCCACATAGGCCCGAACCTCGTCTGCCGTGTTCCATGGCGTGGGCGTCCGCAACCAAACCTCGCGCTGGTGCTGCGTCTTGCCTTCCACCAACCACCGAAACCGCTCAGCGTCCGCGCGGTCGGCGTCTATGTCCCATTTTGCTGCACCATCGGATGTAGTGTGGGACACGATATTCATTAACCGCTCCACCTCGCGCTCAAGGCTGCCACTCTTGGAATTAAGGTCTCTGATAACCGTCTGCGCCAATTGTAAGTTTTGATCTCGCTCACCCACCTCGCGCTCAAGGTCGCGGATGCGCTGGTCCTTGGCGGCGTCAGCAACGCTGGCATCCACGCGGCGCCTGGCATTCTCCATAACCTCAGCGACAGTGTGGGCCGTGCCGAACACTGGACCGTGGATGCTCATGACCTAGACCTCAGACTGGGCGCTAGCCGCCTTGGCCGCCTTGGCGCTGGCCTGCCTGTGAAACCTATTCACCATCATGCGAATAGCGTCACTGAAGCCCATGCCCCCACGGCCCCGATCAAAGGTCTCCCGGACCCACTCGACATCTTCTTTGAAAAGCCAAATGTGAACACGCTCTAGGGGGACGGTGTTGCGTTTCAAGGGGAAGGCTCCTTAGTTACGGGCGCGGCGCCCTTGACGATCCAAAGTTCAGAGTCAGGCGAGGTCGGGCTTCGGCGGAACTGGAGCCCGGCTAGGTCCGGGTCTCCGCTGCGCTTGCGGGCTTGGTAGAGCTTTTGTTGGCAGGCCTGGAAGTCGGTGACGGCCAGGACCACCCCGGCCGGAGAGGCCAGGGCTTGGTAGAGCAACATCAGCAGTTCATCCGGGTCGGTCATTAGGCCCCTAGCGAGGCACTGGCGGCGCGTTCGGCGTCAAGCCTCCTCCGAGCCTCATCCCCGATCTCCGGACGGCGGGAGATCAGGCCGACGATTAGGTCTTCCAGAGTCCCCTCTTTCAGATCGGCTGGGCGGAGGCTCTTCGCCTCCAGGGCCGCCAAGACTTGGCCCTTGGCGATCTTGCGGGCTTCGCGGAGAAGTGCGGCGGTGGTGGGGGGTTTGGGCATAGGCGGGACATTCCTCTGAAAGTGGGTCAAAGTCAATAGGCTTGTGGGCCGAATGTTGGAAAGTCCTATACCAAGCACTCGGCCCCTTGAAGGCAGCATTACGCACGCGCTTGGTCACTCACCAAAGTCCTCTGCCGGAGCACACATCAACCCAAGGCCCTGCTGTTCCCTGACCGGCATAGCCCACTGCACTCGACGCGTGGCCATTTCACAAAGGGCCTGCGAGGGGAAAACCCGGACATCATCCGGGTTCAGGTCCACAGTCGCCGGGCGCCCTGGCAGGGCAAAGAACATAACCAGGACCCAGTGGACACCGGAGGAGATCAACGGTGGCCTCCGCTACCACCACGGCCCGAGCAACCGCCCTTACCGCCAGTCTCATGGCCCGGAGGGTTTCCCGGATGGCTGGGGGGATTTGGGTGGTGCGGAGGGTTATGCGGCGGGGGATTTGACGGAGGCGGGTTGCTTGGCGGGGGATTGCTGGGGGGCGGGTTAGATGGGGGTGCCGGAGGCGCCGGGGGAGAGGGCTTGCTTGGGGGCGCGGGCGGAGCTGAGGGCTTGGACGGTGGTGCGGCCGGGGGCGCTGCAGGCGGGGCTTTGCTGGGCGGGGCACTTGGCGGAGCGCTGGGTGCTGCCGGGGGTGTCGCGGTGTGAGCGGGGGGTGCCGCCGCTGGCGCAGCCGGTGCCGGAGCCGGATGGGCCGCAGCGTAGGCCGCCTGATTGGCCCGGGTGATGCGCTGGTTGTTCAGCGTCGCCGCTGTGACCGCGCCGATCATATGCGCGGAGATCATGCCGAGTTGCATGTCAGCCACGGACGGGCCTAGGTGGCCAATGGCTGGGGCACTGTGCGGAGCGGCCTGGGCGTGGGCAGCGGAGCGATTGGGGAGTTCGTTCTTGTTATCGCTGAGGTCTCCGTTAACGCCCACCCCCGGGCCAATGCCTGCGAGCCTGGCGGCGCGGAGTGCGGGGCAACGATTCCCCCACTGCATCAGCTCATCCGCTGTCAGGTAGTGGCACTGGCGCTGGGTCAGGTATCGATAATGCTTAACGTTCGCGTGGCCTTCGGCCAGCGCAGCGGCTGGCATGAGCGCAATGCTCAGGGCCAAGGCGGCTTTAAAGTTCACTTTCTAAGTCCTTTCGATCTGGAAATACGTTGACGTTGAATGCGGGCGAGGCGGGCGAGGGGCTGGCGCAGCGGCCCGGCCCTTCTTTGCCATGCCCAATAGGCCAGGCGTTGGAGTTTAGTCGTTGGTGTCCGGGGCAATGATTCCCTCCATTACGGTCCGGGTCATGGCGAGGACATAAACACTCATGGGCTTGGGCTGGACAAAGTCCCCGCCAGCGGCCTGGATATAGGCCAGGGCCAGCTGAAGCCTGACTTCTTGGTCTGGACTAAGCTCGGTGTCTTTCACTTAAAACTCTCCCAATCTTTCACGTAGTGGGCGTAGGCCTCTGGGGCTCTGTTGAAGAGGTCTTTCCAAATGCCCGGACCGGGCGATTCGGGATCGGCTAGGAGCTTCTTGGCGAAAGGGACCTTGGGCCCGTGCCAGTGGACTAGTTTAGCGTCAGGGTTAATGCCCCAGTAGGGCTTCCAGTTATACTTAGGTGGCAAAGGGTCCCAGGCGCCCCGATAGAACACATCCAAGAACTGCTGATCGTAACCTCTGGTGAAGTCGGCGATATCGCAGCCGAAATCCAGAATGGCAGGGAGATCACGATCAAGGCGAGCAAGGTTAAGGACCATAACACCGGAATTGAGTTCCCTCTGCTTGTGGCCATTGAGATCGAACTGAGGCGCCGCCAGGAACAAACTCGGCTTGAACTTGTGCATCTCTCCTGGGCCCTGCCAGAGGACATCCACGTCGGTGTAAAGCGCGAAGTCGTCCCGGCAGAACTTAGGAATCTCCAGCCGCAAGAAGGCCCCTTTCGCGGTCTTCATATAGTTCCGGTGGTTGGGGAACCTCCGCTTCTGGGCGTCCTCTAGCTGCTGAGCAAAGGTAATTTGGTGAAATATCACTCGCACCCCCAAAGCCTTT